GCTGAGCTTGCATGTGGTTCTCTCACTGCTTGTTGGGTGTTTTCAGCTAAAAAGGGAGCGCTGAGGCTCCCTTGAGTGGTACTAAAGTGGTGTTACATTACCCGTGTTTGGTGATTGCCATGATGGTTGTGCAGAAAACTACGATTGCAAACACAACCCACCAGGGCCAGCTGGCTTCGGATTTCACCAGCATAAACACAGCAATGAAGAGGGCTAGCATGATTAGCTCAGAGAGGTTACTGCATCCACCTGTGCGTAGATCACCTCCGGATCACGGTTGTCCGGACGATGGCCGACTTTGATCTTAGCCATACGGCCCGGCAGATGATTGAAGGCAAATTCAACCGACGGATCGTTGAGGCCCACAGCTGCCCGCAAACGGCCGAGAGCTACGTTCTTTCCTTCACCCATGTCAAGAGAGCCGTCCGGGGCCAGATCCAGCATGATGCCCTGACGGACTGCTACCACATCTCGATTGACTGCGGCTTTTGCACCGTCATCTTCCACGTTCCAGGTGACGTCGAGAGCTACACCGGTTTTCGTGCCGTCCGAGGATTGCCATTGGCGAGCGGCAAGCTTTTCGATAACGCCCGGATATTCACCAATGGGGCAGGGAACAACCTTGGTGGAGTTGGAACCGGTGACAACGGAGTCAAGGAATGCATTTGCGTCGAACATGATTTTGAGAATCCTTAGTAGATTTTGTAACGTGATCCGCATTCGTGCGGTGAGGAAACTATAGAGCAATTGTCATAAGAGAAAAAGCAAGTGTTTTGTGAGTGTTTTTGAGCCTCCGGCTGGGTGATGGGGTTTTCGGGTGAGATTACTAATTAGTAATCACGGTTCAAAACCAGGTTGAAGCTGATAATCGTTCTCTACTACTTTCCAATACCTGTCATGATCTTGCATCCACCCAACGTTAATGGCATCACAAACTTCTTGTGCATGCCTTTTCGTCATTTGAGGCAGATTTACAAATTTCTCCTTCGGGTAATCTCCGTTGAAATTGTCTGTCTCAACTATCCGCATCTTCTTCCTCCGGTGGGCTATTCACATCCCGTACAGTATCCACAAATTTCCCACCACGCGACAACCACGAAGTGAAAATAGGTTTGAAGTCAGGTGTGAGACCAGCACTGATAGCCAAGTTTCTAGTCTTCACATCTGCTTGTCCATTGGCAGTATCCCAACTGAATTTCGAGCCCTCTCTGACAGAAAGAATAACATCCGAAAACATGGCTGGAAGCTTCGGAGCCAACTTCGCCCCCAACGTACTCACCATCAGCTTAATCCCGCCCAACACTTCATCCTTTTCCCGCTCCACGTGAGCGATAAGGATGAAATGGCATTTGCAAGCGTCCGTCCAGAGGTTAATCACCTTCTCGATTTGATCCTGGGCAATACCCCAGTCCGACACATTCTTGACCGGCTTATTCCCAACGACAAGAGACATAGCCATTCGCGCCAGTCCTGCCATCCCATCAATAATGAGAATTCGATTGGGTCCCCACTCATCAACACATCCGAATTTCTTACCAGTCCGGTCGTCCGGAAAGTTGTTGAGGACTTCCAGGAGCTTAATGAATCTGTTGTGCTTGCTTCGGTTCGGGTCATTTGTCTTTGCTAGTGTCTCCAGTGACATCGTGTTGATACGCTTCGCACCATCCAGCAGATCGCTGAAGGATGCTTTAGCAGATTCCAATGAATGCCAATGGAGGTTTTTGGGGATGGGAAGCTTGCGGCGCTTGTAGTGTCCGAGGAGAGTTTCCAAGCCCGGTTCTAGTCCTAGATAAAACACTTCCACATCAGCGGAAATCTCCGCCAACGTCCCTAGCGAATCAGTTTTTCCTGTGCCCGCTGGGCCCATCAGCAAAATATTCACACCGGGGAGGTCAGAAACTTCTTCTGGGATCGGTGCGACTGCAGTTTCTGTTGTCATCAGTTGCTTCCCAAAAGTTTCTGCAAACCGTCAACAGCCGGACCTTCCAGACCTGAGAGGATTTGCGCGCGGAATGAACGGCGCAAATTCGCCTTGTAGGCTTCCTGTACTAGTCGTTCGATTTCCTGATTCCGTTCCATGTTGTGCTTGTAATCAGAGAAATCCAACTTCTGCACAACCCAGCGAAGAGCGAAGTTTGCCCCCGGTTCTACAACCACCTCTTCATCCACATCAATGACGGTAGCTGCTTTAAGTTGATTTGCAGCCTCTACTAACACGATGTCGAAGGATTTCACATCCAGATGCGTAACATAGGAGTAGAGTTTGAAATCCGTTTCTCCTGTGTTACGCACTCCCAGACTTTCCAACAAATCCATAGCTGGTGCGCGCTGTTCTTCATCGATTTTATGCCCATCGATTGATGAATTCTCGCGGAGCAGTGAGAAAGCCACTCGGATTGTTTTTGCGTCTTCACGCAGCAATGCTGCGATATTCTTTTCAGTTGCCATTTTGAGCCTCAGTGTTGTTAAGAGTTTGCATTTGCATCGATTTCAAGGGAAATTCCATTGAACAATTTCATCTGATCCAACACCTTCTCGGAGTAGTACCTTTCCCCATCAGTGAAGGAAAAGCGCTTCGGGTTGAGATTGAAAACCTGGTTATCCCATGTGATTGTTACGGGGAGATGCTGTAGTTCTTGAGGAAGGGCTTTCAAGTACTCCGCCAGCTCCCCAATGGACATGTTGTCCTCTTCATGATTCTTCCAGCTTTTTTCTACTTCCATTTGAGTCTCCGTGAAGGTTGTGTTTGATTACAATTCGAATCTCCACATGCTCTTCCATGGTTTGAAAATCGATTCCAGGACGAACTAGTTCTAGATGATGAACAGACCACCTGGGGTCTATTTGGTTGAGGACTGGTTGCAGAGCTTCTGCAAAAGCATCGAACACCGCTCGACTTTGAGTATCGCTATGTTCAGTCCACTTCGGCATCACCATTCCCCGAAATAAGTAATTTCTTCCATAACTGTGTCAAAACAGTCAGGATTACCAAAAATAAACAAAGGGATAAAAATTAACAGCAAGGCTAGAGCCATCGCAATTAGAGATAAGACTCTTTTAATCGGTCTGATCAAAATCAAACGAATAAGCTTATTGGGCATGTTCCCTATCCCACAGTCTCATATGAACTTCAAACTCCCTCCGGATGACTTCATCCGGGAGGATTGCAGTTAGCTCCGGCTCCCATTGCAGCATCAACGAGCCGTGGACTACATACCTCGACGGCCCGGGATGTTGCTCACAATAGCCTCCGATGATCCGCCATTCCCGATTGGAACCGTCTACGGGCATCCTCGCCCACATTTCCCCGCATGTGGGGCAGAACATTGCATAGGGCTGAGGCTGCTGGGCTTCGGCATGAACGAATCGCATGTGCTCAGTACCACTTCCTAAGAGACTCTCTACACCATACTGATCCTTCAGGTAGAAATGCCGGACGAAGCTCACGACATAAGTCCTCGAAGCTCATCCCCAAGAATCGCACCATCTCCGGATGACACGCCGGGCAGGCCGGGAGCCACAGGCGCTCCTTCAGGGCGGATAAATCCCCACTTGGCTTCGTAATCAGCCACTGAAATTTCAGTCCGTTCCAGAGGATCCCAGACCCTTTGAACGAAGTGTGCGGGCAACCATTCATCAGGTGTTGAGGACTTGCAGATCCGCTGGAATTGGCAACCTCCATATTCGGTACACGCTCCGTCGATGTCATAGTCCCAATACCCCTCTTCCCAGCAAGCGATCATCCTGCGGATATCTCTGAGAGTCTGCTTTTCCCAGAGGGCTATTTCGTGGGGGCTGCGGTAGGTAGCAACCTCCATCGTGTCGTACTTGGTCTTGAGGATGGAAACACCACGGACGATAGTGCCCTGGGGCTTGATGCCCTGCTGGAGCAGTGCCCAGTTGTAGCCGGTGAACTGGCTGCGCATCTCCCACTGGCGGGACCACGTAGCTCCTAACGCCGAAGTAGTCTTTTCATCATAGTTCCAAATGCCAGTACCGTGTCGATTAGCCACCATGTCACTACGACCAGTATATAGAATAGGCTGACCAGTAACAGGATGAGCGATTGCCAATGGCTCCGCGAAGGAGAATTCGATGCCCTTGCGGCCTGATGGGAGGGTGATTGGTTCGGCACCATCGCCTCCGAGGGGGTAGTTAAAGAGATAGAATTCGAAAGCTCCGAGCATGCGCTCAAGAGACTTTGCGGATTCTGGTGGACATTCGAAATCACCGTAGCTCTTGATGAGAGCTGCCATGCCGATTGCTTCAGCATTGCTGGGGGTGTCGCCGTTGACATAGAAGGCCTCGCGGGCAGCTTCGATTGCTGATGCAAATGCGCCTCCGGCTACGAGATGGACGGATTTGGCGACAGGCTTCCAGTGTTCTACATAGGAGAGGAAAAACTTCTGTGGACAGGCTCGGAAAGCTGCTAGGAGCGTGCTGTCGACAGTAGCTGGAAACATCGGACGGAATTTGGTTGTCATTACAGTCCCGCCTTTTTGGCCAACCATACACCGATTCGAATGGCGAGTGGGTTTTCTACTTCACCGTATTCTTGCTTAGTCTTTCGTTCGAGGGGGCAACCGATTGTATCCAGCAGAATGTGTGCTTGGTCCAATTCTGCCTGTGCTTTGTTTCTGGCCTCCTGATCCCACTTTCGATAATCTTGAGTATTTTTCAGACTGTTTTCCAGCGAGGTGATCTTTGCTTTAGCTTCATTCAATTCATACTGCAATGATGCCATCGTTACTCGTGCCATGTTGAGCCTCTGTAGTTGTCCTACCGTTTAAATTCCAAGTTCCTTCAGCAAATCATCCGAATTCACATCCTCAGGTTTTTGCTTCTTCGAACGGGTTGCTGTGCCTGCTGCAGCGCGCTTCTTCGGTTTTGGAGCTTCGAGTTGCGCACGCTCCTTGCGGATGGCTTCGATTGCTAGCTTCATTTCTTCAATCGAGAGCTGGCCTAGGGCGGCTCGGGCTCGCCAGTCTTGGATTTGCTCATTAATCACGTCAGATGCCATCGAAAATCTCCGGGTCGTAATCCGTCCACAACTCTTCAATCTCACGTGTTTCCGAATACCCATCATCGATATCGGACGCTATGTACTCAACTAGTTTGTCATGCAACTCTTCTGGGATGAGTACGAACTTCACCCCGTCGATGGTGGTTTCTTTTAGGTGGTGCATCAGGTTCTCCAAATGTGTTTTCAACCGGTATTAATCAATAGTAATATCGGAGAGAAACAATGTCACGCCAGATATAATTTCTTTTGAGCACGACTCGCAGCAACATAGAGACATTGAAAAGCTTCTCTCCTGTTGCGATTGTATAAGATATCTTGATAGTCTACGAATGCGTTTCGGTAGGTACTGCCCTGCGAACGGTGTGCCGTCAGCGCGTAGGCAAATCGGACATCATGAAACAGGTCTTTCAAGTCCCAGAATCTACGCCATAGCTTCGGGTTTGCTTGCGCCTCGTGAGCGAGCAATTGACAATCATTCTCATGCTGGGCTTTACTCGATGGATGAATCACCAACAACCGCACCAGCTGGTTATCTTCCCTTCGGCACTTCAACTCCATCGCGTGATACTTAGGTTCCAATGGATGTTTGCACTCAATCACTCCCTCTATAATTGCCTCATCATCGGTATGTAGAAGCAATTCATCATTGCGTTCGCATGGGCCTGCTGCTACCACGCGATCCCCAACCAAGAAGAACCCAGGCTGAGCTTCTGCCCCAAAAATAGCTGCTCTTGCGATCTGGTTATACTCGTCAACCTTAACATTTCTCCAGCTAATAACCTTCGTTGTTCTACCATCCGCGAATTCCCCCCGAGCCGCTGCCGCAAAGATCTGCTTTCGGAAGTCAATCTTCGACAATTTCCAGACACCCTCCTCACCGTCATTGTCCGATTTAATGCTGATCGAAGGTGCGGGTGAGAATACAACCTGGCGAATAGTGGAGACCAAAGAGAGGATCTGGTTGTCATGGCGCATGACCTTGGTGAGTTGAACGCCTACGTCGCCGGTGAGGGCGAGGGATTCGGATTCCTTCACGGGGGGTAGTTGGGCGGGATCGCCCATGAAGACTACCTTCAGATCGAACTTATCTGCAATGTCCTGCAGCAGACCAAATAGATGAGCATTCACCATGGAGGCCTCATCCACCACAATGACATCCAGGTCGGATAGGTCTACTGGCTTGCCGTGAGCTATTTGCTTGGTTTCGCCGTTTTTGTCAACACGGAGTCCCAGCAAGCTGTAGATGGTGGAAGCCTCACCGACAATTTCCCGAAGGACTTTAGCTGCTTTATTCGTCGGAGCTGTGTAGGCGAATCGGGTGTGGGAGGATTTAATCCGCTTAGCTACCTCCCGCATACAACTGGTCTTACCTGTCCCCGCATATCCCCGAAAGCAAAAACACCAGTTGAAGCTCGAAGTCTCTTGAATGAACAAGAGAAGTTCGTTGATTGCAGATTGCTGGTCGGGGTTAGGGATGAAGATAGGAGCGACATCATAGAGGGCTGAGTCTGCCCCAGAGAAAGAGATTTCATGGTCGTTCATTGTGAGCCTAAAAGGTTTATCTGTGCCAGCAAGCTGGCGTAAGTTAATCAACAAAACGAATCAATAAGTCTTCAAACATCTTTGCTTCTCTAGCATAAGGACTATTTCGAAACATAGTCTCTTTTTGAGCCTCACTGAGAATTCTTAGCAGTGAATCTAATTCAGCTCTAGTTTGTAGAGTTAAAACTACTGGAATATATTCGGGGCGGCCTTTGCGATATGCTGATGGCATCTACTTCTCCTCCAGTACTGGTGAATAATAAATCCCCAATCTCAGCATCTCCGCAATTCGATGCTCCCATTTAGCTCCTTTGCTGTTTTGCCAATCGGGTAGGAACAGGACAGCATCGCAGTCGGGGAGGGCGCGAACACAAAAGTGCATGTAGTAAGCCCAAAGTTCTTCATCCTTTAGTGGATCAATCGGCCCTTCAATGTGCATTGGATTGAACACAGAACAACCAGCAGAAAGTAGCATTCGTTCGGCTAATTGGAACTGAGGTCGGTTGAGCTTCGGGATGCCAGTCACTGGCCCTGAAATATACACCACCGTATTCGGCTGGGGCTTGTGCGCGGTCACTGGCCACAGTTCGCAGTGTTGGTAGTCGAGACCTCCATGTGGGGTCTTGCCGAGGTCGGATGGTTTAAGCCAGCAACCTACAGCAGCATCACGTCGTTCTAGTGGGATCATCAATCCTCCAATCCACATAGGTAATCAATCGAACAATCAAGAACCTGTGCCATCTTTATAACATTCCTCAGGCGAGGTTCCACGTCCCGGTTCTCTGCTCCTGTGATCTGCGATATGGAGCAATCTACAGCTACTGCAAATTCCCGCACACTCATCCCACGTCGAATGCGTTCTTTCTTCAGCCGGTCTCCGAAGAGAGTAGAACCGTCAGGTTTAGACTTCCATCCCATGACGTTCTCCCAGAGAACTTTCAATTTCGGAGAAGGTTCCGTCGAGCCTCTGGAAGAACTCTCGGACAAGTTGCTCGAAAAAAGCTGATTTCACTCCATGTGGGATTCGATTTTCCACCTCTGAGGTGAGATGGGAGTCGATTCTCTCCACCAAGGTCGCGGGCAGAGCAATCCCCACTCGAATTGGTGGGACAGTTTTCTTAGGACGGCCCATGGTTACTCCTTAATGAAATTTTGCTGGACTTTTTCTAAAGCTGGAAGAACATACTTCTCAAAAATTCTGCATTCTATTTCACAGGCTAAGAATTCTTTAATTTCAGTAATGTCTGGTTTTGTGGATAAAACCGCTCTTGCATAAGGGATTGGATTAATACCAGTGTCTATTCCTATCACTTCATCCCAAATAGCCCACAACTTTTCGTCTGTCATAATTACTCCGTAATGTTAAAAGTTGCAGCATCCCACCCTTGCGATTGATAGCAGGCTGGGCAGATATGGGAATATTGAGGCCGAACTTCAACCTCACGCGGGAGATTAGCCCAATCGAGAAGAGCTTTCGGCGCTATGTAATTCAATGCCCTCAGCCGTAGATGCTCTTTTTTGATGAAAACACCTTCGACTCGCTGATGCTCGGAGTGGCATGTAGTGCAGATTTGCGAGTGGATGAGCAGGACCGCAGCAATATCCTTCCACCCTTCCGCGCGTGCTTTGATCTTTTCGACGTCAGCATAGTGCTGAGCAACTTCCGGCCCGGTCATCCATGCGGCTGTTTTGGGGAGAACGGCACCTTTCTTGCCAGCTTTCTGGGAGGATTTCATCTCCCGCTGCTTTTTCTGAATGTCGATCGATTCCTCTAGGAGGTTGTCTAGATCGAATCCAGGTTCTGTGTCTATATCGATGGTCACTGTGAGCCTCAATCGAAAAAAGAACCCCCAGACATCGGGGGCTAACGAGGGACCACACCACGGAGGAGACTTCCTAGGTGTGAGACTAGTATCTCGCAACTAGAGACAGAGGGCAATACAGTTATTTAATTCGGGGAGAAACTAGAGAAAGGCTGACGGAGGGGGGTTTTTCACGACAATTACTAATTAGTAATAGCGGAGGGAAATAGAAAAGGCCCCTGACACGGGGGTGAAAGGGGCCTTGGAGCAGTAAGACACAACTTCGGAGGCTCAATTCGAAGTCTATTACTGCAGAATTCTGGCTCCCGAAGGTGGGATCGAACCACCGACACGATGATTAACAGTCATCTGCTCTACCACTGAGCTACACGGGACCTGCACTTCAAAATACCCTTATCGCGGGGTGGTACTCGGGTAATCACTCCCAACTACCTGTCACGTTGATTAGACGCAACCCCCTGGATAAGGGTACTTAGGAGGCTGCGGGGACCGGGTAACCTAAGTCCCCTCAAGACGTCCCGCAGCCTGTCTCCCGTCCTTTTGTGTGAGCTACGGGCCGCTCGCGCCCCTTGCGGGGATCTTACTCTTCACTCTCTGCCGAACCCAACTCACCCAGCAGCGCATCCGTATCCACTTCATCCTTCGGCTTTTGCTTCTTCGCAGCTTCCAGCTTTTCAATGATCGGCTTGATCGTTGGATTTGCGCGCAGAGCCAGTTTCTCCGCGTTAGTCTTACTCTTCAGGTAGCTCTTGACCTGCTCTGCAGTCTTGCCGGAGACCTGTACGAGAGCCTTAGCGAGCACCGAAAGGCCCGCCAGCGCATTCCCTTCACCACGTGCACGCTCTGCGCCCCATTCGCCACTTTCCAGACGGGCGATGAGTTCTTCTTCAGCAATGACCATGTCCTCGACATCTTCCAGCCCTGCAACTTCATCGCCCAGCTTTTGCAGCATGCCGTGCGCAGCAAACTTTGCGAACAACGGCTTGTTCGCAGCCATCTTCAGCGTACGCGTCTCGCCATTAACAAAATCCAGTCGAATCGACACATCGAAACCATCTTCGGAAATCTCTGCAGTCTTCAGCAACCGGCGCTTGCCTGCGAATTCCACTTCCCGACCGTCGGTCATGACGATGACCTTCACTTCCCGTTTTGCTTTTGCGGTTGCTGCCATGCCAACTTCGTTATCTGCTTCAGCCATTGCTTGTTACTCCAGGTTAGTTGTTCCGGGAGTCGGCCCGGTTGCCGGTAGTTCGTGTGATTCGATGAGGCTAGTGTAGAGCAGAGTGAATTGGATGTCAACCGGCTTGAATTAGTCCTTCGATTGGCGGATTTGCCGTAGTAGTTCCCGGTTGCTATCGAGGGTTGAGGGAGTGGCGATTGGTGCGGAGCGGTCCATTCCGAGGGCATCACGGAGGGCTGCAGCGTCCTTATCATCCCCACGCCGGTAGAAATGGAGCGTACAACCGACGACACGAACGGAGACATCCTCCGCCATTGACGTGAGGTCGAGCCGGTCCGTGGTGGATCGCAGAGCTTTGAAATACTTGAGAATTCGGAATCTCAGAGAATGCGCAATTTTCTGTTCAGAGAAGTTAATAGAAAATTCTGGCCTACCTTCACGCATTGCTTTATCGACTCGTCGGAGAAGTTCTTCAAACTCACTTCCAAAATCCTTCAATTGTGTGGAACGGGGCATGGCTGAAAACTCCCAAAAATGACGGTCGGTCCCGAGAATTCAATTGAGGTCCCGGTGAGTTTTCGAATGGTAGCAGATATGAGGAAGTTAATAGAACCCGCAAGTGAATCACGCCCTAGGAGCGGGCGTGTTTTGTGGTGGTGCGCGGATATCGGAATTGTCAACGCGGCGCAGGTTGCCCCGATTTGATGTACTCCAACACCACCGACATGCCTTCAGCAAACCCCATACGCCATAGGAAACGTTCCTGTTCCGAGAGGCCCTCCGGGGTGTTGGTGAGGGCTAGCTGGTAGCGGTCATTGCACATTTCCAGTAGGGATTTGTGGCGGGTTTCGTGTTCGGTGACGGTTTTGCAGAGTTGTTCGGTGATTGCGGGGGAAATATTACGATCAAACACTTGAACCTCCATTATTTACCGCTATTACTAATTAGTAATCTCGGAGAAAAATACCATTTAAAAACTAAAAATACCCGTGTTGTGACATCCAGACCAGCCCAGCAAAGAACATAACTAGTCCGAGGACAAATCGAATTAGGAACATGCTAGGCACTCGATCGCAAAAGAAAGACCCCAAAATCAACTAACCGATCCGCCATTGGAATATCCACATCAACAGGCTCTTTCAAATATCTATAAAACTCTGACAACACTCTAGCTACTAACTCTCGTTCGTATTCGTTCATATCAACCTCTCACCATGGCCTTTTGTCAGTCAACCCTTGCAACCACATCCATGCGGCATAACTAACAGGTTGAGTACACTCCCTAGCACAATGCTTTTTGTAGGTCACGTACCGAATGAAAACTACAACTCCCGCGCTCGCTGATTGATTATTCATCACCCCAATCTCCGGTAGCTAACCCATGACCATCAAACGATTCGACAGTGATCTTCCCAATGGTTTGTTGGTAGTGCGTCATTGCGCAAATGACGGCCATTGCAGCACTAGGTGCGCGAACCTGTGTAAACCATCTCGGATTGGTGTGTGATTCTCGTTCGAATACACACACTCGCCATAATGAAAACATGCCGTTGCTCCCTCGCCATTCGGCGATTAGATTTTAATGCCGCACGGATAGTCCCGCAATACAGAGCTATGAGTGCGGCATCATTGCTTAAGTGACCACAGCCCAGCCCAATTTTACAAGAATTGCATCAGCCCAGTACCATTCATCTGGGGAATCTCCTCTCATACGACTCCGATAGTTGCGTGCCACTAGTATTGCCAATATGACTGCTAGTGGCAATACTAGCAAACTCCACCAAGCCCTCTTTGGTAATAGGATAAGTTTCATTACTCGGATGCCGAGACGAGCTTCTTCTTAGAGGAGCGGGCTTTGGGCAGAGCAGGTTGTTCAACCGGTGTTTCACGTGAAACTTCCTGCGGGGCATCCACACCCAACTCGCTCAACAGGTCGTCTGTGTTGACTCCATTCACGACCGTAGCGGCCTGCAACTCCGCCATGATAGCTACCACACGGGGATTTTTCCGCAATGCCGCGCGTTGCTCTTTGGTTTTCGCTTCGAGCCAATCACGTGTGTATTGCTCGTCGTGACCAGTCATCCGCATAACTGCACGTACGAGGATGTTTTGCACTGTACCGGAGGATGAGCCATCGGCTGTAGCACGGCCTTCATTCCATTTGCCGTCCGGTGACGTGAGCCGATCCGCGATCTTTTTCACGGCCTCATATTTCTCATCCACTGTTGCGGATGCGCCTGTTTCCAAATTCCGGGAGATTGCGGCTGCGTCTACGAGCTTTTGCTTCAGCCCATGAAGGATGGCCATGTTGCGGATTTCATCCGAGAGCGAGTTCGCATCGATCACAACCTCTTTCCCATTTACGAACGTGAGGGTGAGTGTCATTTTCGGTACGAACATATCCGCCGTGATAGTGGATTTCTTGCTGGTGTTGATAATCGTTGCCATGATTTGAGCCCCTATGAATGACCGCATGTGCGGCCTAGTAACTACAGTATAAGAAAAGCTGCCGGACTGCAAGAGAAATTCACAACTATTTGCACATTGTCACTACGGCGAGAACGACCAGCCCAACACACAATGCATAGCATGCGGCGAGAGCACAGAATTCCTTCCATAGCGGGATGTCGTGACGATTGGCACGACGCCATCCGATGGAGTATTGATGGTGTTTCATAGCAGACACCATACCGTTTTAACAATCCACATGAGAACTATCAGCCAAACAATCTGACTAATCACCATCCATGCGGTTCCGATTCCAATGAGTATGTCCTTCATCTCAGTTCTCCTAGTGGATTTCCCACCGCTATTACTAATTAGTAATCTCTACGTAAAACCCTACCCGTCAGCACCACACTACATCATCGTAGCTCACCATCCGCACGATCTGCGAATTCCGGCATTGTTGATAGTGTGAAACAAACCGGAGGATGTAATTAGAGATGTGCGGACGGTAAACAGTCACTCCAAATTCAGCGTAGAACATTTCATTTCCCCAGCAATTCATTGAGTTCGTCATCATAGCGTTGAATGTCCGCTAGATCGTCAAACACTCGGTGCATGTGAGTGATTTGGCCCTGTAGCCACGCATTCGCATAACCCTCACCGTCCGTCTCACGTAGATGGCAATAGGTTTCATGAGTTAAGGCTGCTTCCTCTTCCGGCCACGTGTCCATCTCAATTCTCCTTAGAACACAACACATAATGCGCCATGTCGCAATCACCGGCATCGCCATTCCCACTCCCCGAGCCGCCGTTCCCTATACCGGAAAACCCATTCGATGGGCCGGAGTTATGGGCACCAGCCGCCGCTCCCAACGCGCCGCTATTTCCACCACCATGGTGACCGTGATTTGCGGAGGTGTTAGCCGCGTAGACATTGGCGACTCCGCACACCACCATGATAACAAC